GAAACGTGACTCGAGTTCAGTCGTGGGCTCTTCCTGTCCTTTTGTTGAAGGGCGGAACGGGCGATTACCGCATGTTCACATGCAGCACACGGACAATCTTCTTCAGTCTCGTAGTCGGCAATCTTCCCCAACGCCTCCCGCAACCGCTCAATCTCATTTTTCGCATCTTGAATATCAATTGCAATTTCTTGCATCATCTTGTCATTCACTCTGTCAGGCGGGTTATACTCACTCAACCTTTTAAGAATATCCATCACTCACTGTCCTTTTGTTGAAAGGCTTCTTGAGCAGCGGATTTAGCGTAATAAAACGCGTCTTCTGAATTTCCGATTAGTCGTATTACTCTTTGCAATATCCCCCGCAATCGCTCAATCTCGTCGGCTGCTTCAGGGCCGTCGGGATTTACAAACCGATCATGAATAAAATCTGCGCTTCTCAATCGTTTGAGCAAATCATCCATCTTATCGTCTCCCCATTTCTTTATATATTCAGCAAGGGATGCGTATCCGGCATCGACCGCTGCTCGATGTGATTCACGATCTGTCATTGATCTTCTTCCTTCTCACCAATGATGCGCTTAACTTCTTTCGCCATCGCCAATCTTCCGGCTTGTCTGCCCAGAAAGTAAGCCTCAATAATAGCCTCTCCTGTCAAATCATATTTCTGAATGAAGTATTTTGGGACATTGCTTTCATCAATTTCTTTGAGCCTATCACTGCTCCACCATGCGTCATCCAGAACTTTGTGAATGTCACGCTTCATCCACCTGATTTGCATCCTGAGCTTCTGTTCGCCTGTCGCGCCTACCATTGTCCTCTCCATACGTCATCTGCGCCTGCCGCGCCGCCTAGTATATTAAAGTCTCTAGTCTATGTTATTCAGCAATCGGTGGTGAACCGGAGCATCGAGGCAAGGGTGAACATCCCCGCATACCTTTCGGCAGCAGGGCTGTCCCACAACTTACGCAATCGGCGGAGCCACCGTCGCATACGAGGGCTTCTGGGCAGGGCAAACCCCAGAGGCGTGACGCGCTACTTCTCGAAAGCCTTTGCTGGCCTCCTGCTCCCCCGCTTCGCGCCCTAGGGCTGCGGTCTGGGTATGGGAGCATCCCACGGTTCCCTACGTCCAAAAGCGCCGCCGTTTAGATCCGACCGCTATTCAGACGCCGCAAGATGAATTTTGGGAAATGTGGACAGGCCAGAAGTGTTATACTATAACACTCTCGTCTGAACCGTTCTCTCGCCAAAAAGAACTTGCGGTTCAGATAAGCCCCCGAATCGAGCTTGTCTCTTCGGGGGCTATCTATTTGTAACGCTACTTCTGCGCTTTCAGCATGTCAAGGATCTTGAATTGCTCTTCCTTGCTGAGAGCATCCAATGCTCCATGCTGCGCTTCATACTCCGCAATCTTGCGTTTCATCTCCCGCGCCTCATGAACCATCTTCATCACCATCATGTCAGCTACGAGATTTTGGTATACCTGCTCTGCGATTTTCATTTACCGTAACAATCCTTCTGGTGCTGGATGATGGACTTGAACCATCACTGTGGGAGTTTTAAGCCCCCTGCCTCTACCGATTGGGCTAATCCAGCAATGATGGAGCGGGCGATGGGGATCGAACCCACGACATTCAGTTTGGAAGACTGACGCTCTACCACTGAGCTACACCCGCAAAAACTTAGTATCTCCACGTCAATGCTTTTACTGCCCACATCTGGGCTGTCTGCGTTTCGGTGATTGCGATACTGCACATGCGCTTCACTTCAGGATTATCCGAATTAACAAGGAGCTTGTGCAATTTATCGACGATATAAGCAAAATCCGACTTGCACTTTGCAACATCCTCATCACCGCTTGGATTAAATGTTACGCCGCAAGCCTTTTCCCCAAACGTCAATTCACGTTCTTCTGTCATTGCAGTCTTCCTCAAAATGGAATGGAATCGTCGTCCAATCCTGTTCGTCTTTCTGTTGGGCTTTGCCCTTGCTGATCTTTCTTCGTAAGCTCCAAAGAATAATAAGAACCATGTTGATTAGATTTGGGCCACCCAGAAACCCAATATTCGCCCGGCTCCGTGACATTGATGCTGCCGGTAATATCCGGATGATTGGGTTTAGTTTTCTTTTTATTCTTAGAAATGATGCCTTTGTTTTCGTAAGCCATGGTTCACCTCAGAATGAGTTAGCAGCAAGAAGGACGGAGATGAGGAAAATACCCATCGCCATTGATGCAATCGGATTTGTGAACATCAGCAAAAGCTGAAATCCAAGATAAGCCACCGTGAGCCATTTCTCACTTTGTCGCCAATTTATTTTATTGATGCCTTCTCTTATCTTATCAATTACGATCATAGTCTTCTCCCATTGTAGACCATATAATAACCGCGAAAAACGATGCAGCTAAAGCCAAACTAATCCATTCTACTGACGATTGCATATATCACCCCAAGAATGACAACACATATAAAAGGAAGGAAAAGAACCATAAGAAGAAGTTCATGCCCTATACTTCCAAGCATTACAAACGCATCTTCACTCATGGTCTTGCACAGAGGATTTCGCCCTCCATCTCCTTACCGTCAAAACTCACAACGCCACCGTATCCAACTCCCTTTGGTGCGTCATAAACCATGCGGAATGTTCCCATTTGACCATATTGCGTCACAGTCAAATATGGATTTTCAAACTTTGATACAATCCCCTCAAACTTTCCAGTTCCCCACTGGATATAATCTGCACCCTCAATAGAAACGAGATTGAACCGCTCTCCCGTTGCCTTGAAAACACACACCAAGGCCGTATCTTTTGCTGATGCTTGACTTGCAAATAATGCAAGTGCCGCAACGATTATCTTACGCATATCTCCCCCCTCATGGAACCATGCCGCAACGGCCATGTGTTGGTTTCAACATAACATCGACAACGATCTTATCTCCGCTTGCATATGGATCGCAAATTGGCGCCCAACCTTCAATAACCTCATCGACTGGAACGCCAGCACGATATTCAGCGTCGTCGATCTGATCTTGATCCCATTTCCACGCCATGCACTTTTCGCCAACGCAGAACGTATAGCGACCCGCCTCAGCCTGACCGACAGACAAAGGACACGCTTTTTGAGCGACTTCTTCAGGCTTGAACCACTGCTTCACTATCTTCTCCTTATGTTAGCACGGTCACCTTGATGCCGTGGAATAACTCTGCCGCCTTCTTGCGTAGCCGAAAAGCTGCGTCTTTTGCCGTCCCTGTAGATTTAACTTCTTCGATAACCCACTTGTCCAGCAACGTGTCGAAGTATTTGAAATCCGCTGTGTATGTGCAGAAATGCTGGCCGTTGATCTCCACCTTAAATTCTGGCTGGCATGTGAGTTGGCTGATAGAGCCACCCCGCTCCATCAGCCGGAGATTAGCATACCTCATCATTTCTTTTTTGGAAGCGAAAATAATCCCCTCGAACGTCCTATCCGCTTCCGCCGATACTTTGAACCGATTTGCCATTTAACCCCCACTTGACATTTTTTGATTTGTAGCATCAAAATAAAAAAATCACAAGAGGAGGACTGAAATGGCAACCACCTATTTTTCCCGAACCGTCAGGATAGACGGTATGGTTCACTACCTACAGCAGACAAATCAGACGATGTTTCATTTGCTGCTCGACACCGCTGACTACAACAAGCCAGAACAAATCACGTTCGAGGAATGTGTCATCCAGTTCAACGGGACACCTGATGAATTGCGCCAAGCATTGACCGTGGCTCTTAATCGAGCATTTGAAGGAAAAAAACCATGAGCCTTACAGCAGAACAAATTGCATTCCGCAAAACCGTCCTTGGCGGATCGGATGCCAACATCATCATGTCCGGGGATAATGACAAGATATTCCGTCTTTGGCAGGAAAAGCGCGGGGAGAAAGAGCATGAAGACCTTTCCGGTGTTTTGCCTGTGCAAATGGGCGTTTGGACAGAACCATTTAACCGTGTCTGGTTTACCAAGACAACCGGACGCAATGTCACCGCATCAGGAGATCAACGCATCTGCTTTGAAAATCCATTTATGGGCTGCACCCTCGACGGACTTACCGATGATGGACAGTCCGTTTGGGCGGCCAAGCACGTTTCCGCTTTCTCGAAGGATGAAGAAGTAATCCAGAAATACATTCCGCAGTTGACGCACAACATGATCGTGTGCGGCCTTACTCGCGCAACGCTTTCTGTGTTCTTTGGCAATCTCCTTCACAAAGTATTCGAGTTCGAGCTTGACTATGGATACGCTGAACAATTGGTTGCAGCAGAAGAACAATTCTGGGATTGCGTCCTCGATGGCATGGAGCCTGTTATCCGCGCCGTGAAGTATGAAGGCCCTGTTGAGAAGAAGGTCGATATGACTGGCAACAATGAATGGGCTGATCTTGCAGCGACATTCATCTCCAAGAAATTAGCAGCAAAGCAATTCGAGGATGCAAAGGATGGGTTGAAAGAATTGGTTCCGGCTGATGCTGTGGAGGCTTTCGGTCATGGGATTGCGGCGAAACGGAGCAAGACTGGCTCCCTCACAATTAAGGAAACAAAATGATACGCGATGGAGAAACATTGAACGGTATCCAATTGAGTGTCGATATTGAAAAGTCCGTTGTTGTTCTCAAAGTCTTTATTGACGGAAAATACACAAGTTGGATTGAATTTGGCGATGGTCAAATGCAGCATCTTTTAGACGAAGTTGAAAGATCCATGTTTGCATTACAAGATGTTTTAGAAGCTAAGGGAGAAAGAGAATGAACACATCAGAACAGATCAACGAGATCGCAGCCGCTCTTGCAAAGGCTCAGGCTGAGATCGAGAACCCGACTTTCAACAAGACAAACCCGCATTTCAAATCTCAATATGCGGATCTTGCCTCTGTCCTCAATGCGGTGCGCCCTGCCCTGTCAAAGCACGGGATCGCCATCATGCAGATGAGCGGGATGGAAGAGGCCGGTGTCGTTCTCTATACGCGCCTGACACACTCGTCTGGACAGTGGATACAGTCCGTCTATCCGGTGACGATCAGCCAGAAGCATCAGGACATTGCCTCGGCCATGACCTACGCCAAGCGCATCAGCCTGTCTGCCATGGCCGGTGTTGCCGGTGAGGACGATGACGATGGCAATGCGGCCAACAACGCTCCGGTCAATACGGTTCGGGCAGCAAAGCAAACGCCGAAGCCTGTCGTGAATGGGTTCTCCGATGATGAGAGCGCAAAGGTTCTCGCATCATTGGCTGAAACCTTGAAGCTCTGTGATGACAAGGTGAAGCTCCAGAAATGGGGAACAGACAACGCAGACACGATCAAAAAGCTAACGCCTCCGGATCAAGCAACAGTCCGTTCTGAATTTGTTGCTACCCAGAAGCGTCTCAATGAGGCCGCTGCCGAGAAGGAAGCTGCTGCGTGAGTAACGACTTCCTCATCATGCGCCGTCACGGGGAGAAGCTCCTTCCCGTGACAGAATGGGACCGAGAGCATTTGCTCGACATCCCGGAAGGCCGTGATTTGACCGTCAAGATCACCCGGACCAGAAGCCCGAAACAGCACCGCCTGTTTTGGTCCCTTCTGGCGAAGGTGGTCGAGAACCATCCATATTATACAAATCCGGAACAGTTGCTCACATGGCTGAAGATCCGTCTGGGCTGGGTCGATGCTGTCATGATGCACGATGGGAACATCTGGTCTCAAACCCGCTCGATAAGTTTTCACTCGATGGGGCAGGATGACTTCCGCAAGTTCTTCAATCAGTGCGTGGATGTGATTGTGGCCGAAGTGATCCCTGAAACAGATAAGGACGCGCTTCTCGATGAAGTGTTTTCCATGTTGGGCATGGAGCCGGAAGAATGGACACGTTAATGCAAAAGCCTTGGACACCGGAAGAAATAGAATTGGTCAAGAAGATGGCCGCTGAAGGGAAAAGCGCGTCTCAGATTGGGCTGGAGGTCGGACGCTCGCGTAATTCCGTTATTGGTGCAGCGCATCGAAACAAATTGCAGTTGCTTGCCAAGAGAGAGCCGCAGCCAAAAAAAGAACGTGCGCCGCGTCCACCACGCGGAAATCATTTGAGAAGGGTCTTTCTAGCAGGACCAAATTCAAAGGAGATTAAGCATGAAACGCCGCTTCCTCCCCCGCCTAGTAGAGATAGCTATGTCCCATTCCTCAGAAGACAAAATCACCAATGCAAATTCATCGTTGAAAAACGAAACGAAACCTACATCTGCTGTGGAACAACAGCGACAAGAAACGGATGGTGCGACTATCACGCCGCCATCGTTTACAGACCACCAGATCAACAGCCTACCTTCCGAGACGGAGGGGGTAATAAGCGTAAAACGATACATGGACCTTCAAGATGAGTATGCCAAAATGGCAAAGCGGTATCGGTTCATGCACGATGAGTTTGCAGAGATGCGCATCGAGCTTGTTCGTCTCCGCGAAGAACGCGACAAAGCATGGAGAAGAAAGAAATGATTAAGTTTGAAGGATCTGTGCTTTACACGTTCGAGAACATGCCAGCCCTGTTCAACGACAGAGAATATTTTGTGAGCGGCGTGGCAGAACTTTCGTATGAAGGGGAAGCCACTCAGCTTATCTCTCGCAATTTCATGGGGACGCTCGGTTGCGACGTTCAAGGATTTGTCGATATTTACGTTGAAGATGAACATGGCAAGCCGCCGGATCTCATTGATCCAGAAATGCTTGATGCGTTTGCTGATGCCCTTGTTGAAACCCATTCTGAAAAATTGATCGACGCATGTTCAGAGGACGCTTTGAAGTGGATGAAAGATGATAATTCATAATTTTGAAGAAATCGAAAACATGCTGCTGCGCCAAATGGAAAGAAATCCAAATTTTGCCAATAGAGTTTGGGCAGATGATTATGTAAAAGTTTGGCTTTCAGGCGAAATAGCTCTCGCTGAATTAACTGGAATAGTGCCTGATTTTTGCAACAAGTTTAACGGAGATGGCGGAGTAGACTCTCATTTCATTCTCAACATAAACGAGAATAAAAAAAGGATGACAATCAATGTAAAAACAAGCAAAAAACCATACAATTTGCTTGCTGAAGACAAAAGAAATAAAGCAGATATTTATATTCTTGCTCACTATTTCCCAGAAACAAAGCGATCAAATCTTTTAGGATGGGAGTTTGGATCTGTTTTATACAAAGCACCGCTTATAGATATTCCGGTTAAGGATGGCGTAAAACATTTTCATGCCATTCCGTTTTACAAATTGCGTGACATTCAAATCCTTAAAAACCGAATGGTGAAAGATGGTTGAAGATGTTGGAACAACTAAAAGAGGTCATCTCTCGAACCGTCGCAAGCTGGCGATCTGGGAAAGAGAACACGGCAAGTGCATGGTCTGCGGATCTAAACTCAGAGTGGGAGGCTTTATATTCGAGCATGTGCGCCCGCTTGAGCTTGGAGGCGCAGACGAGGATGGCAATATCCGACTTACATGCAAGCCTTGCGCAACTCAGAAGACTAGAGATGACCATAGCAGAGCAGCAAAAGCCAAAAGACAAAAGTCAGTTACACTAGGTTTCAAACAGTCAAAGACACCATTACCAGCAGGAAAGGCTTCAAAATGAGATCGGAAGAGCGTCGGGTAGGGAAAGAGGATAGAAACGGGCGGAGCGCGGGTAGGTAAAAAAAAAAAGAAAACGAAGACAACGCAACACCTAGGAAGCAGAGGTATAGAAGAAGGACTACGCAGTGGCAACGCACGACACTACAAAAAAGAGGGAAAGGTAGACGAA